GACCTGATCGACCGGAGGCCCTGCGCCTTTGACTCTATCGACCGGATCATCCTCGTCCAGATTTCCATCCTGGACGTGCTGGACGCGGATGACCTGATCGACCGGAGGCCCTGCGCCTTTGACTCTATCGACCGGATCATCCTCGAGGACAACACCAGGCAGGAGTACGACGCGGAGGTGGAACAGGCATGAATGAGCGGTTGACCTACCGGGACGCGGCCGGGAACGTGGGCACCGTGGGCGAGTTCGTGAGCACTTACAGCATGATGCAGCAGCTTTGCGCGCTCGAGGAGGACGTGGAGCGCGGACGGCTGGTGCGGGTGACCCGGTGCAAGGATTGCATGCAGGTGGAGTCGGGCGCGGGCAAGCGCTACATCTGCGGCCCGACGCGGCTGGAAGTGGAGGCGGACCATTACTGCAGCGACGGATATCCGAGGAGGGCGTGACCATGGCCATCAAACCGATCCTTTTCAGCACACCGATGGTTCGGGCGATTCTGGAGGGCCGCAAGACCATGACGCGGCGGGTCGTGAAGAAGAAGTACAGCAACACTGACCTTGAAATGTTCACCAACAAATACGGCACGCGCTTGATCGAGCGCCAGAACGACGCGCCGCCGAATGAAGTAATAACGCAGGCCGATGGTAAAACCGTCACGCGCCGGCATCTGGTTGCCATCAGGGAGCTAGACGAACCATACAAGCGCGGCGACATCCTATGGGTGAGGGAGACGTGGAGCGGTGTATGCTTCGATTGCGGTGATTGTACGCGCGAAGAATACATGTACAGAGCAGATGGGAAGCGTCAAGCATGCTGCCCATACGATGTTGACTGGCGCCCGTCCATCTTCATGCCAAAGGCCGCCTGCCGCATCTTCCTGCGCGTGACCGCAGTAAGGGCGGAGCGGCTGCAGGAGATCACCGAAGAAGACGCAATTCGAGAGGGCATCGTGTTCACGGACTTTGGGATGAACACCAACCGCGGGAAAATGAGCGTCGATGGTGGAATCACGTTTCACCAGCTGAAGCCAGAGCAGTATCCGGGATACCATGCAGGAGACGCGACGCATCCGAATCAGTGCCTGCACACCGCGCGAAGCGCATTCGGAAACCTTTGGGAAGAGATCAACGCCAAGCGCGCAGGTGGGCTTTACGCCTGGGAGAAGAACCCATGGGTGCGGGTGGTAAGCTTCGAGCCGGTCGACAAACCGAAGGGGTGGCCGGCATGAGCAAACGCGAGATCCGTGGGCGGAACCTTTCCGGCACGAAAGCCCAGTACAAAACCGCCATTTACCTACTGCTGGATCAGGCACTTCCTCACATCAAGTGCGAGCTGATCGAAAAGCGCGGGAATTACCTTTGTGATCGGTGCGACGACTGCATGCTGGAGCAGCTGCTGCGCCGCGCGAAAGATGGGGAGAAACCCAGGAAGGTCAGAGAAGCAGAACGTAAAGAAGCTGAACTGGAGGCGAGTCTTCGTGCTGGATGCTGACAAGTGCTGCGCCAACTGCGGAAACAACCTGGGCGGCGGGGCATGTCGCCTGAACCTTGAAGCCGACTGTGGGAAAGGCGAGTTTGAGGCATGGGAGCCGGAGCGCTTCGCTGGAATCATCGTGGAGGTGTAGCGATATGGACTTAATGCTGTGGATAGCGCTCATCACAGGAGGCGCTGTGGGCGCTGCGATCGGAGCCGTAATCACAGTGCTGGCCTGCGCAGCCGGCCGCACGACGGCGTATCTGGAAGGGTACAGGCTGGGCATGGAGGACGGAAAGCTGGAGGCAGGCAAGCATGAACCAAACGCGGATTGATTGGTGCGATATGAGCTGGAACCCCGTTACGGGCTGCATGCATGGGTGTGAATACTGCTATGCGCGCAGCATCGCGAAGCGGTTCGGTGAACACAAGGTTCCCCCGGGGCCGATCGTGGTATTGAGCGAGCGGCAGAAGGGCGAGATCGCTGCATCATGGAATGGCGATCAGAAGGTGAAGGGATTTAGTCCCTACCCGTTCGATTTCATGCCGACGCTGCACATGTACCGGATGGATGAGCCTGAGCGCAAGGTGAAGCCGCAAACGGTGTTCGTCTGTTCGATGGCTGATTTGTTCGGGGAATGGGTGCCGGATTGGTGGATTCGTGAGGTATGCCGGGCGTGTGAGGCATCACCTCAGCACCGGTTCATCTTCCTCACGAAAAACCCAGCGCGGTATCTCGATCTTCAATTCACCCTTCCCCTTCCCGCCTCTCCGCGCTACTGGTACGGTACATCGGCCACGAGCATGCAGGATTTCGGTTGGAGAGGCAATGTGACGCTGTTGTCTGGGCTGAGGGGAATGCATCGGTTCCTGAGCATCGAGCCGATCCTTGGGCCGCTGGATGAACGCGGGCTCAATGCGCTGGGATACTTTCACTGGATTATCGTGGGCGCGGAGAGCGGACAGCGCAAGGGCAAGGTCGTTCCGGAGCGCTCATGGATCGAGGGGATCGCGGCTTCGTGTGTTCGGCACGGGGTTCCGCTGCTCATGAAGGAGAGCTTGCGCGGCCTGATGGGGCAGGAATTCATTCAGCAATTTCCGTGGGAGGTGCCGACATGATCGACAAGATACTCAAGCGCGCGAACAGGGCGATCCGGCGCGGAATCTGCCGATGGTTCGGGCATCGGACAGGGCAGCTCGAATGGATGGGTTCGAGGTTCGTCTACTGCAAACGCTGCGACCATTACGTTTGCGTAACACGAAGGCAGAAGGCCGCGCCGTCGTGAACCGCTGTGGGACCTGCGCGTGGCCACGATTCGCGGAGGGTCAGGCGCTGGGATGGTGCCCGAAAGAAAAGCGGCCGGTGCTGCGGGATGAAATTGACTGCCACTTCTATTTGAATCGAGCCAAGATCAAACAGAAGAAGCCGCGCGGGAAGAAGGTAATCGTCAGTGTACAAGTATGAAATCTACCTGGACGGCGGCCAGACCATCGCCGGGGAGATCAAATACCCTGAACACATTCACGACATCATGAGGCACAGAAGCGCCGACGAATATTCGTTCGAGGACACTGAAGGGACTATCATCGTCAAACCTGATCGTGTCATTGGAGTTTCTTTCTGGGAAGAGAAGACCAAAGAAAAAGCCGGATTCCGAGGAGGGGAAGACAATGCCTGACAAAACCCGCCCCAAGGCCGAGGAGCGCGTGGCGCTGATGGGGCTGTACACGATGGCGGCCAGTATGAAGAAGCACTCGGAACCACTTTTCGGGCGGATGGCGCATGACGCTTACGCGATGCGCGGGCTGAAGACGGCGCGGACGCTGATCAGGAACGCCATCGCCGCCGTGAAGGAAACCATCGATCCGGAGAGTTTCGCCTACATAGAGAAGAACTCGCGTGACCATGAGATCGTGATCAGGCCTAGGAGCATCGTCAAGGACCCGGCCTGGATGTACTCCAGGACATGCGACCTTGAAGTAGTGCTGACAGCGGTCATAGAGGAGAAATGCGGGCTCTGCATGCTGGATGGCAAGGCGATCAACAGCTGCAAGCTGCGCAAGGCCATGCTGAACATCATCGACGAGCCGGAGGCCGACTACGGGTGCGGGTACCGTAGGGGAATCGACCGGACGGAGAAGGAGCGGTAGCGTGGAGGGTGATCTGATCAGCCGTAGCGCGCTGCTCAAGGCAAAATGGGACTGGTGCGACGCTGAAGACGCCATTAGAGATGCGCCTGCCATCGACGCAGAACTGGTAGTACATGCCCGGTGGCAATGGGATCCGAACGGCTCGGGCGGAGCTTATTGTCCAGCTTGTAAGCGCGTCATGAATCCGGTGCTGTACGGATACGCGCGATGCGCACTATGTGGCGCGAAGATGGACGGCCAAGCGACCTGATCTTCCTATTATAAGGACGGCGGCGGGCAGCCGCTTTCCGTCCTCGTATGCCGTATTAATATCTCGACCTCAACCCAGAAATGGGAAATGTTGTTCAAGGGCCGCCGCAGCGGCCCGCGGGAGAGGGCGGCCGCCCGCCGGGGGAGGGATGGCCCTCCCCCGGGAGGGCAGGGGGGCGCCGTGTGGCGGGGGGCTTGCCCCCCTGTAACCTACGTGGCCAGTTACGGGAGGATGAAAGGCTTGAAGGTACGAAAGCAGCAGGGCAAAGGGCTGGGGTATGAAGCGCTTTTCACGGAGCCGACCACGGAGGAGACGCTGGAGCTGATGCGCAGCCCGGAGATCAGCGGGTACCGCACCCGGACCATCACGGCGGGGGATTACCGGGAGATCGAGATCTACCCACTTTACCGGACGCCGAAGAAGCGCAGGGAGGCAAAGCGGGCGGTCACCCGGGATGCGCAGCGGAAGCTGAATGCCCGGAACAGCGCCAAGCGGGTGCAGCGCCTGCTCCTCACAAATTTCGTGCCGTTCGTGGATCTGTTCCTGACGCTGACCTACTCGGGCGCGATCGCGCCGACGATGGAGCAGGCGCGGCGGGACATCCGCAACTACATCAAGGCGGTCAAGCGGTGGCGGGCAAAAAACGGACTGCCGCCGATCAAATACCTGTACGTGATCCAGTTTGAGGATGAGGGCCGGGAAGTGCGCGTCCACCACCACATCGTGATGAGCGCGATGGACCGGGACGTGGCCGAGGCGCTTTGGAACCGCGGCCGCGCGAAATCCGACCGGCTGAAGCCGGACGATAAGGGCCTGGCGGAGTTGGCGGCGTACATCACGCGCTCGAAGCGGGGCAACAAGCGCTGGTGCGCCAGCCGGAACCTCAAGGAGCCGACCGTGACCGTGGCCGACCACAAATTCACGCACCGGCGCGCCGAGCTGATGGCGGCTGACTGCCGGATCGCGGCGGCGGCGATCTTCGAGAGCGCGTATCCGGGCTACCAGTTCACGGACTGCGCGGCGTACTCGGGCGGGATGTTCCCGGGCGCATACATCTACGCCCGAATGCAAAAGCGCGAAAAGCAGCGGCGGAAGGGGGCGGTGGCGTGACGCGGGAAACTGTTGCGAAATACGGGGGCGTGCGCGCGATGCTGCGGGCTCGGCTTCAGGCCGGGCGGGAAATCGCGGTCGAACAGAGGATCGCCGCCTCGGGTACGAGCAGTGGCGCGCCCTGCGGCTACGGTGACTGGCCGGCGCGTGAAAAGGTGCCCGGAGAGGACCTGTATGTCTTCGCGCCGCGCGGGACGAACAATCCGCAGGGCGCGCGGGTTCAGCGCGAGCAGCACCTTTGGGAGGGCGTCGACAGGCTCGAGGCGCAGTACGAGCAGCTGTACCATGACGTGAACGAGCTGATCAATCAGGCCTATTACGGCGTGGATCGAATCATCCTGCGCTATTATTACTGCGCTGATCTGAGCGACGATGAAATCGCGTTCCGGATGAATTATAGCCGGTCGAACGTCAACAAGCGGCGCGGGCTGGCGGTCGCAGAGCTTGAAATGCGGTACGACTGAAAAAGAGTGGCAAAGAGTGGCAGACATTTGGGTTTTGAGTGTGTTATTATGCTATTGTCGGAAGACGCACCGACAGAGCGCGTCGCTGGCGGTCCAGCCCGAGGGGCCACTTACGAAGCTCGGGCTTACGACGAACCCATGGGATAGGGCGGGATTCCTTTACCGCCCAGTTTGGCCCCTTCGGCCGCCGAAGGCCTGCGTACCACGCGGGCGGTTCATGTAGGCGGCGCGGGGGCAGAGAAAAGCCCGCGGAGGGCTTTGCGGGGCTACGCCACTGGCGCGGCCCCGTTTTCATGCACATCACCGCGCGGGGGCGCGGTTTTTCATTGCCCGGTTCGCCCGCAAAGCCGGCTGGCGCCGGAAGCGGGCGGGAGTGCGAGCGGGAGGAGGGGGCCGCCGCAGGACGTGAGGAGGTGGCGCGGGTGAAAAAGAATAGGCCGAGGGCGAAGAAACCCGCGAAAAAGGCTGACGGTTCTGCGTCCATAAAGCTTTCCGCGCAGCACGAAAAATTCTGTCAGGAATACGTCGCATGTTATCACAAGCGAAATGCCGCCTTGCGCGCGGGGTATTCGGAGAAATCAGCGCACGTCGCGGCGAACAGGCTGCTAAAAAATGATAAAGTCCTCGCGCGTGTGCGCGAGCTCCAGGAAGACCAGCTGCGCGAAATCGGCGTCTCAAAGCCCGATGTCCTGATCCGAATCACGAGGATCATGCGGCGTGAGGAAGTTGAGCACGTCGTGGCTTACGAAGAGAGCAAACGACGCTTCAAAGATGAAAAGGGAAATCCGGTAACGGAAGAGATCAAGCGGCCGGTGCTGATTGAGGTACCCACGCAGCTGCGCGATGCGCTGAAAGCCGGGGAACTGATGGGAAAGCACTTTGGACTGTTTGAGGATCAGCAGCCTCAGGACAAGGGCCCCACGATTATCGACGACATACCGGATCCGGGGTGCGTGGCTAATGGATAGCGAACGCCGCCTGACGGAGCTGATCGGCCCGGCGTTCTATGGGCTACACCACGCGCTGAAACGCGGGGAATTCACAGACATCTGGCTGCCCGGCGGGCGCGCGAGCCTGAAAAGCTCCTGGTGGTCACTGGAGATTGTGCGCGGGATCATCGAGGACCCGATGGCCAACGCCATGATCATGCGCAAGGTGGGCGAGACGCTGCGGGATTCCGTGTACGCTCAGGTCATCTGGGCCATCGACATGCTGGGGGTAGACCGGTACTTCCGGTTCGGTCTTTCGCCGCTGGAGATCACCTATAAGCCAACCGGCCAGAAGATCATGTTCCGCGGCCTGGACAAGCCGGAGAAGCTGAAGTCCATCAAGCTGAAAAAGGGCTATTTCAAGTTCGCGGTCTTCGAGGAAACGCCCGAATTCAACGGCATGGACGAGATCCGCATGGTGGAACAATCGCTGTTCCGCGGCGTGCCGCGCGCCTTCTCCATCAAGCCATACAACCCGCCAAAGACGCAAAGCGCCTGGGTAAACGGCGAGGTGCTGCTGGTCAAGAAAAACCGGTGCGTGCTGCATACGAACTACCTGCAGGTGCCGCCGGAATGGCTGGGCGATGCCTTCCTGGAGGAAGCAGAAGCGCTGAAAGCCGTCAACGAGCGCGCCTACCGGCATGAGTACCTGGGCGAGATCACCGGCACCGGCGGGAACGTGTTCGACAACCTGACGATCCGAAAAATCACGCTGGAGGAGCGCAAAGGCTTCGACCGGCACTACAATGGTCTGGACTTCGGATTCTCAGTCGACCCGGCTGCGCTGGTACGAAAGCACTTCCACAAGGCGACGCGTCGCCTGTACCTGCTGGACGAGGTATACGGCGTCAAACTCTCAAACGCTGTGCTGGCCGAGAAGGCGAAGGCGCTATGCGGGCGGGAGATCATCACCTGCGACAGCGAGGACCCGCGCACGGTCAACGAAATGGTCGAGCTGGGTCTGAATGCAATCGGCGCGATCAGAGGCCCGGACAGCGTTCGCCATGGCATGCGGTGGCTGGAAAACCTGACCGAAATCGTGATTGATCAGGAAGAATGCCCGAACGCCGCCCGGGAATTCGCCGCTTATGAGTACGAGCGGGACAGGCATGGGAACTTCATCGCCAGGTACCCGGACCTGAACAACCACACCATCGACGCCACGCGGTACGGCATGGAGTCGGTTTCCACGCAGAAAAATGCAACCACAATGAGCAAACGGGAGGCGGGGCTGTAAATGATCAAGAGGTCGGAACGCTGCATTGAGGACGGCCGCGTGTCCCGGGAAGCGCTCGTTTATTGCCTCGATGAGCACCGGACGAACTGCCAGCGGCTTGACACGCTTGAGGCGTATATGGTCAACCAGCCTCCGATCGCGACGCGCGTGCGCACCGACGGCAGGCCGAACAACCGGCTGATCCACAACTACGCCCGGTACATCGTCAAGATGGCATCCGGGTACCTGATCGGCGCGCCGGTCGCCTATTCGGACGAAAAGCAGACCGCAGCGCTGGATGCGGTGACGGCGCAGTACAAGGCGTTTGATGCGTCAGCGGTTGACATGGAGCTTGCGAAGGTGGCGTCGAAGTTTGGCCGGGCGACGGAAGTCCTGTATGCCGACCGGAACGCCAGACCGCGTAGCGCTTCCGTAGACCCGCGCTGCGCGTTTGTGGTATACGACGATACGGTGGAGCGAAAGCCGCTTTTCGGCGTGTACTACAGCGTGATGCTGAAAAACGACGGCTCGCAAGCCGGATACCGGATCAACGTCTACACGAAAGATATCGTTCAGACCTATGAAATCAAAGATTTCTACGCGCTGATCGATGCGACGCCGGTATCTGAAACCGAGCACTTCTTTGGCGACATCCCGGTAAACGAATACTGGAACGACGATGAAGAGCGCGGGGATTACGAATGGGTGACCAGCCTGATCGACGCGCTGAACCTTTTGCAGAGCGACCGCGTGAACGACAAGGAACAGTTCGTGAACGCGCTGCTGCTGCTCCTCGGCTGCAAGCTGGAGGCTGATGACCTCGGGCGGTCCCCGGCAAAGCAGATCAAGGAGGACGGGATCCTGCAGCTGCCGTCGCCGAACCAGGGAGCGGATGCAAAGTACCTGAACCTGACGCTTGACGAGGAAGGCGCGGAAACGCTGAAGAAGTCCATCAAGGAGGACATCCACAAGCTCAGTATGGTGCCTGATCTGACGCAGGACTTCAGCGGGAACCCGTCGAGGGTTTCGATGGGCTACAAACTCTTCGGATTCACGCAGCTGATCAAGGAAAAGGAGCGGTATTTCAGGGAGGCGCTGCGCTGGAGGCTGCGAATGATGGCGACCTTCATGGGAAAGCTGGCATCCCCGCAGCTGGACGCAGAAACGGTGGAGATCACCTTCTCCCGCAGCCTGCCGGTGAACGAGGATGAGATCGCAACGATGGTGCAGGCGCTTCAGGGTATCGTGCCGGATGAAATGCTTCTCAAGCAGATCCCTTGGATCGAGGACCCAAAGCAGGCGCTGGACCTGCTGCGCAAGCAGGAGGACGAGGCAGCGCAGCGGCAGGCGAAGGCCTTTGACATGCCGGTGAATGCGCCTGTGAATGATTCCGGCAGCGCAGCGCCGAAGGAGTAAACCATGCTGACGGTCCGGATGTCCAGCCTGCCGAACGACATCTACTGGCAGGAGCGCGCGGCGATGCGCCAGGAGATCTACAACCGCGCGGACAACCAGATGCTTCAGCAGCTGGGCGAAGCGTACAAGGACGCCCAGAATCAGATTTCCGCCGAGATGCAGCGCATGATCGGCAGCTACGCGCGGCGCACGGGCATGTCGTTTCAGGAGGCAACTGCAATTCTGCGGGAGCCTGCGCCCCAGCGGGAATTCAAGCGGCTCAGGGACCTTATGGAGGCGCTGGAGGATAGCCCGGCTAAGCTGAGCATCCGCGCCCGGCTCAACGCTGAATCCGTCCGGTTCCGGCTCACGAACCTGAGGGCGCTGCAGGAGAGCGCGAACATCACCTGCGCGAAGTTGGGTCAAAAAGAGCTCGATCTAGGGACACAAACCCTGAGGCAGGTCGGCAAAGACGCGTACATGCGCACCGCCTTTGACCTGCAGAAGGGGACGCAGGTCGGGTGGAACGCGTCAGGGGTCAGCGAACGCCAGCTGACGCAGATGCTGAAGGACAAGTGGACGGGCATCTCCTATTCCGACCGTCTTTGGAACAACACGGAACGGCTCTCCCAGATGGTCAGCCGTGAAATGGCATCCGGCCTGATGGGCGGGAAAGACCACGACCGCATCATCCGGGACCTGATGAAGACCTTTGATGTCAGCCGGTATGTCGCCGCGCGGCTGGTGGTGACGGAAACGGCGTATGTGGCCAACCACTCTGAGCTGAAGAGCTACATCGACAGCGGCGTGGAGGAGTATCAGTTCGTCGCGATCTTCGACGAAAAGACCAGCGATGTCTGCCGGGCGCACTCGAGCAAGGTCTACAGGGTGGCCGATGCGAAGCCGGGTATGAACCTGCCGCCGCTGCACCCATGGTGTCGGTCGACCACCATCCCGGTCTACGGGCTGGACTGGCTGGCCACGGTGAACCGGTCGGTGAAGACAGGAGACGGGAAGTACATCCTGATTCCGGCGACGTGGGATTACAGCCAGTGGGAGCGATGGCAGGCGGCAGGGTGTCCGCCGATCGCAGCATAGGAAACATGCCGCGCGGGAGCGCGGTTTTTGTTTGACCGGGCAACCGGGATTTAGCCGACGGGCGTTAAACGGAGGGAGACAGGATGCATTACCTAAGGCTTTTGCAGATGCGGCGGATGGCGGCGGAAGGCAGCGGAGGCGGCGCGGGTGGTACCGGTAGCGCTGGAGGCGCTGGAGGTGCCGGTGGTACTGGCGGCGGGGCCGCAGGTTCTGCGGGCGGATCCGGTGCCGGTGGCACTGGCGGTGAAGGTGGCGCGGGAGGCTCTGGAGCTGGCGGTGCTGGCGGGACCGGCGAAGGTGCTGGCGGTGAAAAGGTCTTCAAGCAGGCGGACGTCGACCGGATTCTTCAGGAACGTCTGGCGCGTGAAGCCAAGAACACCGAGCAGAAGATCGCTGAATCCGTAGCGGCTGCGGTTGCCGAAGCGGAACGCAAGGCCAAGATGACCGCCGACGAGCGCAGGAAGGCCGAGGAAGCCGCGGAGAAGCAGAAGCTGGAGGAGCGCGAGCGCCAGATCACCACGCGGGAACTTCGCGCCGCCGCGATGGAGAAGCTGGCCGAGAAGGGCCTGCCGAAGGCTCTGGCGGACGTGCTGCGCTACGATGACGCGAAGACCTGTGACGAGTCCCTGGCCGCGCTGGAAACCGCGTACCGCGCCTCTGTTCAGGCCGGTGTGGAAGAACGGCTGAAAGGCAACCCGCCCGGAGGCAGCGGTGGCAGCGGAGGCGGGCAAGGCGGAAAGCCTGACTTCGACAAGATGACCGACAGCGATTACTACGCCTGGAGACGGGCACACCCCAACGGATAACGAGGAGGAGTAAAACATGGCCAACACGTTTCTGACCATCAAGAACATTGCGCGAATGACCCTGCCGCGGCTGATGGACAACATCGTCTTCCCCAACCTGGTTCACCGCGACTTCAGCGGCGACTTCCAGAAGCTGGGTGACACGATCCAGATCAAGAAGCCGCTGAAGCTGACCGCCACCGAGTTCGACGCGTCGACCGGCGTCAGCGCCCAGAACATGACCGAAGAATCGGTCGACGTGAAGCTGGACAAGATCGCGACCGTGGACGTGGCCATCGAGGCGATCGAAGGCGCCGTCAACATGGACGAGGCGAAGCTGCAGCGCGACTTCATCGAGCCCGCCGCGGTGGCGCTGGCCGAGAAGATCAACGCGGACGGCCTGGCGCTGTACGCGGACATCCCGACCGCCGTCGGCACCCAGGGCGACCCGCCGGCAACGCTGGCCGAGGTCGTGGCGATCAACACCCGGCTGAACCTGCAGAAGGTGCCGATGATGGGCCGCAACCTGCTGATGGACCCGTACATGCAGGGCGATCTGCTGACCATCGACAACCTGGTGAAGGCGAACGAAGCGGGCTCAAACGCCGCGCTGCGCAACGCCATGCTGGGCCGGATCTTCCAGATGGACAGCTACATGTCCCAGTCGGTGAAGAGCCACACCAAGGGCACGCTGGCCGCCGGAGGCACCACCCCGAAGATCACCGTCAAGACCAGCGTGAGCGACGCTGCCCAGGTCGTGCTGGATGTGACGGCGTCGGCCAGCGGCACGCTGACCGGAACCCTGAAGAAGGGCGACCGCATCACCTTTGCGGGCGACACCACGAAGTACTACGTGACGGAACTTGCCACCGCCGCGGCCAACGAGATCACCGTGAAGCTGTCGCCGAACGTGACCGTGCTGGCCGACGTGGAGGTCACCGTGGGCGCGAACTACGTGGCGAACCTGGCATTCCACCCCATCGCCTTCGCGTTCGTGACGCGCCCGATGGTCGCGCCCAGTGGCGTGGAATCCTACGTCACCACCGACCCGATGAGCGGTCTGACGCTTCGCGTCGTGCGCGGGTACGACATGAAGTACAAGCGCGAGATGCTGTCCATGGACGTCCTCTACGGCTACAAGACCATCTACCCGGAACTGGCCGCGGTGGTCTTCGGCTAAGAAACGGGCCGGCCGCAAGGCCGGCCTGATCTCCATTTCTGGAGGTGAGATGATGGAGCTGATCGACCGCATGAAGCTGAGGCTGCTTCCGACGGTGGAGAGCAACGAAGCACTGTTGACGGAGCTGATCCTGAGCGCGGGCGAGGACGTCATGCTGTACACGAACCGCACGACAGTACCCGCATCGCTCGAGGGCATCCAGGTGGATCTGGCGGTGATCCGGTACAATCAGCGCGGCATCGAGGGCGAGAGCAGCCACACCGAGGGCGAGGTGGGGCGCAGCATCTCTTCGCTGCCGCCCGAGAAACAGTTCCTTCTGAACAACATGCGACTGGCAAGGACGGTGTTCTAAATGCCGCTGCGAGGACCTGTGAGCGACCTGCAGGTGCTGCACCATGCCGAACCGGTCATAACCGGAAAGAGAGACGACGGCGAGGACATCATTGTCCCCGGCACGCCGCAGGAATTCATGGCCACGGTGGGGATTCCCTCGGGGGAAACCGCGGCGGCGCAGTACGGGCAGAAGCTGCCCAGCGTGCGGACGCTCTCCACCGGCAATGTGCGCCTTACGGTAGGCGAAGACGTCTGGCTTGACGCGCCAACGTCCGGGGATCCGGACTACAAGGTGATCGCGGACCGCTCCACGCCCAGGCAGTACCGGTGCGACATCGGGAAGCGGGGCGCCTTCGGTGGCTAAGGGCAGCTACGGGATCAAGGCGGTAAGGGGTGGCATCGACGGGCTGGACGAGACCATCCGGAAGCTGGAGGCCATG